CCGTTGATGCCGGACTTCAGCGTCGGACGGTTGCCATGGCAGAAGCGGCGCAGCTCGGCCAGCACCAGCTCCCCTTGCGGGGTCGGCTTTCCGTCGGCGCCGAGGAAACATTGCCGGAAGGCTTGGCGCATGGCGCGCATCCTGCGCACGTAGTCGAGCACGCCCATCAGCAGACGAGGCAAACGACGGTGGACAGCAACCAGAACACGACAGGCGCCAGCACGCAGATCAGCAAGACGGCGTTGATGGCGCCGTCGATCATCAATTCCCGCCATTCCTTGTCCTCTTGCTGCCAGGAGTCGTCACGCATCACGCCATCCCCGGCATGGCCTGCGGCACGCTTGCCGCGGTGGCGGCGGCCTCGGTCAGGCTCTTTGCAGCATCGGCGGCGACCGGAGCGGCGGCCAGCATGGACTGCATGGCGGCGGATTGTCGCTTGCCTTCCTTGATCTTGGCCACCGTCTCGGGCGAGCGCAGCACCTTGGCCGGCACGCCGTTGATCTCGGCCAGCTCGCGCGGCAGGGCCTCTGTGTCGAAGACGTCGAGCACGCCCGGGTCGATCTCGGCTATCGGCGCCAGTTGCTCGAATGTACGCAGGATCGCCACGGCGTCCTCGGATCGCATCAGGCGCGACAGCGGGCTGGTGTACTCGACCTTGATCGCGCCGTCTTGCAACAGATCGGCCACTTCAGGCGGCGGTTCGGGCAGGACCCCGGACATTGCCAGGATGTCAAGCTCGCGCTCGATGATCGGGCCGAGGAATTCAGACTGCTGGCGGCCCATGGTCGGGGCGAGCAGCTGCCCCTTCTCCTGCGCCCGCAGCATCGCCTCGGTGGCGGTGATTTGCGGCGTCTCGACGAGGATCTGGAACAGCGTGACCAGGAACGCCTCATTGATCAGCTTGCGCTTGCCGTCGTTCATTTCGATCTGCCATGGCAGGTTCGCGCCGGTCTTGAGCGGCTGCACCATTTGCCGCCCCTCGCCATCGACGCCGCCGAAGTTGAGCGCGCGCGGCCGCATCTGGAAACCCTGCAGGGCGCCGTCCTCGAGCAGCAGCAGCGGAGGATCGACGGCCATGTGCCCGGCGCGCAGGGTCGTCTTCTCCATCTCGTTGAGCATCTTGATGTCTGGCAGCACCATCATGGCCGGGCCGCGGCCATAGACTTCCTTCGGGTTGGTGCTGTAGCGGCTTACGGCATAGGGGAAGGTGCGGTATCCGCCCTCCTCCATCAGTTGCTTGCCCTCGACCGAGACATAGCAGGATTTAAAGGCCATGCCTTCGTAGTCCAGCCGGCCGCGCTTTTGCTCGCGGTTCGGCTCGACGGCGTGAATGAACTCGAACTTGCTGACCTCGTCCTTGCGCTCCAGGGCGGCCTTGATCTTGTCCGGCAGGCGCTCCATCCCGAATGCGGAGGCGGCCTGGCGCGCGGTGTATTCGAAGCGCCTATGCACCGTGTCGATGATGCCGTGATCGTTCTCGCTGATGTACAGCTCGGCCAGGTGGCAGGACTTGTAGCGGATGCCGCGCCCCGGGATGTCCTCGACCATCATGCCCATCGTGCCGAAGGCGCCGAGGCTCTTGTAGCACTCGCTCGCCTGGCTGCTGAAGTTGGCGAAGGGTGAGCGGCGCACGGCGAACAATATCTCGGTCACATCTTCAAGGTACTGCTTGAGCGGGTGATACTCGCGCAGTTCCTTGTCGGCCGGCACCAGGCCGTGGTATTGCTGGTTGTCCGGCGTGATCAGCGAATGCAGCGCGGCGGCGAACTTCTCCAGCGCCAGGCAGGCCGTCGAGTCGAAAATCTTCTCGGTGCGCTTGGCGCCCGGCTCGCGCTTGCTGAGGAAGTCCGACATCTGCGGCCAGACACGATCTGCCACTTCCTGCCAGAGGCTTTCCCAGCTCGAGCGCGCCGATCGGAGCTGGTCCTGGCGGCGGATGATTTCGTCGGCACGCGATTCGGCCATGGCTTACTTCTCCTTCGGCTTGCTGCGCCCGCGCCGTGGCGGCAGGATGAGCGGCCTCGGCGGCGCGTCTGGCGGCGGAAGTGGCGCCGTCTGCGCGGTATAGCGCGGTAAATACCACCCCTGCTCGGTAAGTACCTTGCGCTTGAGCTTGCCCTGGGCATCCAGGGCGCGGGCTTCCTCGATCTTCATGAGCCGATCAGCGTCCTTGATCCGGTCGGCGTGTCGTCAACCCCCTCGGCGCCGGTGAGCACGGACGCGCGGCGCCCGCGGCGACGACGCACATCATCGGCCGACTGCTGGCGCATCCTCGACTCGTCGATCGTCGGTACAGGCGGCGGAGGCGGCGGAGGCGGCGGAGGATCTGGAGCGTCGTTACCACCACCAAAAATTGAACCCATGGCTTTTTCTCCTTTCAGGAAAACATTGCGTAATCTACTTCGGCTTCCCGTCGCATTGCTTGTTGCGGCAATGTGGCTGATGGCCGGATGGCAAAGGTCAAGGCCAGCGCATCTCCAGCATCCGGGGAAGCCAGGCCACGTTTCTTCATGTCCTCCTTGCGCTCAAGAAGGATCTGCTGCTTGGGCGTGAAACCGTATTCAGGGGCTACCAGGTCATCGACCAATTCGCGGTCGTCTGGCAACTCAATACCGGCGCGCAGGGCCTCTCGCATCAATCCCCAAACCTCTGCGCGGCGATTGGCATAGACCTTGGCATCGTTGGCAGCACCGCCGGCCTGAAACTCGGTGATCTTTCGATGACCAAGCTGGCGAAGCCTGTCCACCACACCTGCACCAATACCCACGCCATCCACCACGATGGCATCTGCGCGCGATGCCTGCATGACCTCGATCACCTTGTCGGCGACCTGCATGGTGTCGAGGCCACGGTAGCGAAGGACGAACAATACCTTTCGCCCCTGGCGCAGCAGCAGTACGGTCTGGTCATCTCCGAACCGAGCCACATCCACCCCGAGAATGCGCGGCATGGCCTGATAGCCATCCGCCCTGTACTCTCGGCACCTGGCAACGATGTCGGACGAGATGAATTGAAGCGCGGAAGCATTCGGGAAGTCGCCAAGCACACGGACGCGATAGATGTCCGAGTCCTCCCCGTAGCGCTCGGCCATGTCGGCAATATAGGCAGGATCGACGCGACTAGATGCCGAACACGGCACGGCAAAGGTGCGCCAGCGGTTGCGGTCAGCGTGGAATGCGCGATGGAAATAGCCGGTGTTCCGCGTCGGGTTGCCGGCCATCAGAATCTTGGCGCCGGGTGTGGATAGCGCGCCGCTGGCGACCTCGAACACCAGGTCATCAACGCCAGAAGCTTCGTCGATCAGGAACAGCAGGTTGTCGGAGTGGAAGCCCTGCAGGGCCTCGGGATTCTCGCGCCTTGCCGTCCGTGCTGCAGCAAACACCTCGGTTGGTGCCTCGGCCCAGGCCAGACGGTCAGCGCCCATGCTCAGGCGCTCACCAAGCCACGGCAGGCGCTCGCAGAGGTTGCGATGCCAGCGGCCCAACTCAGACCACAGCACATCGTAGAGCTGGTGCGCGGTCGGCGCGGTGCAGGGAATCTTCGCCGGGTATCGTGTGTAGAGAAACCAAAGGACAACCCACGCCATCAGGGCCGACTTGCCAACGCCATGGCCTGATCGGATGGCAATGCGGTCGTTCGTCACCAGGGCACGCAGAGCTTGCTCTTGCCATTGCTCAACCGCCTCGACGCCAAGGGCCTGGCGCACAAAGGCGACAGGGTCGTCGATCCACGTCGACACAAGCTCGACAAGCGGATCAGCTTCCGCTCTTGAGCTTGCGCGCGGCATTCAAGACCTCGGAATAGGAATTGACCGTCACTTCGCCGGTAAGATCGGTTGCCGAAAGGTCGGGCATGACCTTCTTCAGAAGCACCTCGGCAGCACGAACTTGAGTCGAGGACATTTCGCATTTCCCAAGTGCGTGTTCTGCAAGACGATTCAACAACATGCTGGCGGCGATTTTCTCACGCCACTTTTCGTGCAAAGTCGTTTTACTGGTTCTCGCTGCCATATAAAAAAACGCCCGGTGTTACCCGGGCGGAATCCAACAGGAGGAGGAAAGCACTACTGCCCGGCAGTAGCCGGAGCCTTTATCGCCGATTCGCGAAACGAGGTGATACGCTTTTGGGTATATTCGACCCCGAAAACGGCGCGATGCAGCAGCAGCAGCGCGTCGCCATGGGAATAGCGCGGCTCCTTCCCCTCGTTCTTCCAGCCCGAGACGGTTGTCGGAGGAACGGCCAGCGCGTTGGCGATGTCGGCGGGCTTCCAGCCTGCCCGCTCAAGCTCGATGATCAGCGCGTCCCATCGGATGAAGCGCCACGCCACGCATTCGAGCTTGAGCAGATCCGTCGTCATCCAAGGTATTCCGTTATCAGGTTGCGGGCCGCTTCCCAGCCGTAGCACACGGCCACGCGATAGCCCTGTTGCGAGAGGCGGACGTGCCACTCGATCTGCGCCATCGTCGGCTTGTTTCGCCCGGCCTTCATTTCGATGAACAAGCCATTGAACGCTATGCCTTGGACGTTGCGCGGCACCGGCAGGAACAGATCAGGCACACCGGCCTTGACGCCCTCGGCCTTGAGCTTGCCGGCCACCGCCGGATGCCGCGCGCCGCCGTTCGGGATGGCGAAAAGCAGCGCCAACTCCGGCCAATTCCTGGCCTGGTACTCGGCCCAGCGCATCAAGGCCACCTGTTCCTGATGCTCAAGATTTTTCATGCCATACCCTCGCCAGTTTTTCCCGCACTTTCACCGCCACCGCCTCGCCATAGCGCTCGCGCCACAGCGCAAGGCACCGGGCAACGTAGCGACCGCCGGCGGCCTTGCCGAGCGCCTGCAGCTGGTCCTCGCCGAACCGAACAAGTTCCCGAACCAGGGTGTCTTTTTCCATCGCAAAACGCGCGCGAGCGTCATGCAGCCTGCCGTGATGTCCGCATTTCCGAAAACTCCGCTGCCTGACGCTGCACGGAATTCAGCGAACGCGCTCTCACCGCGGCTTGCGAGTAGTTCGGTTGAGGCGCGTCGCTCTGCGACTGTTCGACGATCTGCGCCCCCAGTACCGGATCGGCGCATTGGTCGTGCGCTCGGCAGTACCAGCGCCCGTTTCCGTGCTGGAACACGCCCGGATAGTGGCAACGACCGTTGCCGATCCAATCGCAGCAGCCGTAAAACGGATCGTCTTTCGCGCTCATGCCGCTGCCCTCTGCCCCTTGACCGCCTCCCGAATCCGCTCCCGGTACTCGGCCATCTGCTCGCCCGGCTTGGCCCTGATGCCGAGCGATTCGCCCTTGGCGATGGTCGCCTCCGGCGTGTTCCACCACGGCGGCTCTGGCGTTGGCTTCGGGTTGCGCATTTCGGCGATGATCGGCGCCAGGTAGTTCGCAGAGATCGGCTCGCCCTCCGGCTTCCGCATCCTTGCGACCTGCACCGCTTCCAGCGCCTGCTGCACCGTCACCCCCTGCCCTGCCCACTCGACCACCCTCGGATGCGATGCCGTGCAGGCCACCCCGACCTTGCGCAGCTCGACTGCAAGTTCGATCACAAGCGGCGCGACCCTGGCCGGCGGGCTGGGCGCGGCTTTGGGCTGGACTGGGGGAGGTTCAGCGGTAGACGCGCTGCTTTTTGTTTGGTGTTTGGTGTCTGGTGTCTGGTGAGCATTGCCTTCGCTATGCGTTCGCATTGCGTTTCTTGATGCGTTCGGTGATGCGTTCGCATTGCGCTCGGTTTGCTTCTTTGGTGCGTTCCAGCGCGCCTCCGCGCTGCGTTTAGCTTTAGCCTGTTTGTCCTTGTACCGTTCTATTTCACGGTCAGCCCGATCTTGATGCCACCCATCGGCGCGAAGCTTGAAGAACTCTCGCAGCACATAGGCAACGGCGTCGCGCTCCGGCTTGTAGGAGGCCCTGGCCAGCTTGCAGCACTCCTTTATCTCTGCGGGCAGCGGGGCCTCGCGGATGTAGTAGGCGTCAAGCAGGAGTCGATACGCCCCATGTTCGATCATGCTCAGGTGTCCGGCGTCCTTGAAGTAGTCGCCGAGGTGGTGCTCGTAGTAATTCATGCCGCCGCCTTATGTTCCCTGAACTCGAACAGCGGCTTGTCCGGGTTCCGATGCTTTCCTTGGCGAATGATGTAAATTAATGATCTGCTGACTGAATATCGCGTAGCCAATTCGCCTACAGATGCTTGTGGATTGGCAAGCACTTCACGCACAGCTTGGTCGCTCAATTTTAAATTGCCGCGACCATGCCTTCCTTTTCTGCACATGTCATGCAGATTGTCTGCGCGTGTACCGAGGAATAGATGTGCAGGATTGCAGCATGCGCGATTGTCACAGGTATGGCACACACATAATGCACCAGGCGGATAGCCGTGCACCTCTTGCCACACAACCCTCGTGACAATTTGCACCTTGCCGTCCTTGCGCATGACGCCATATCCATAAAAATTCTTTCCTCTGCGCCACTCCCAGCAATCGTTTGGCCCACGTTTATTGATGTGGTCCCACAAGTTCATGCTCATGCGAGCACCTTCTGATCTTGATTTCCAGTGATGGCGGCCTGAATCACTTGCTGCGCCTCCCCGCCAGGCTGGCCCCGTTGCCGGATGGCCAGGCGCAGGGCGCCAGCGCGGCGTTGGTCGCCTTGCATTGGTCGCACAGGTATAGGCCAGCATGGCGCGGCGTGAAGGGCTTGCGGCATTTCAGGCAGTCGCGCGGCTTCTTCGGTTTATTTTCGGCGCTCATGCGACAGCCCTGCCGGCGAGCAACCCCTCTAGATAGCGCTGCCGCTCCTCCGCCTTGGCGGCGCGGGCTTCCGCTTCCTCTGCGCACCGCTTTTCTGAAAAAAAGACAGACTTGCCGCATGCCAAAGAACGGGGGAAACTGCGTGCATGAAGATCATCGAATGGCTGGCCGCGAACGCGGCCATTCTGGCCATCGGACTGGTCGCCGGGGCGTGCGGGCTGGCCGTTGTCCTGCTGCTGCAGGCCGCGGACCTGCCGCGAAGCTGGTGGCCATACGCCGGCATACCGGCTTCGCTGGCGACCATCGCCGGCGCGATCTACGGCGCGCGCGGCGTGCTGTGGCTGGTCGACCGCATCGGCAACAGGGACTACTACC